ATTCTTGCTCACGTTCTAATTGCTTCATGACATGCCCTCGTTTTCGGAGCTTGTATTCTGCAATCGTCATTCTTCTTGCCACATCGTAGTCCGTAACGCCAAACAATCCGAATATCGTTGCAAGCATGTCCTCGTAAACTTGTTTAGATGTCGATATGACAGTTTTTACAGATTCATTTCTTTCAGAACTTTGTTCACTTTCAATCTTGTCACCGGCGATTTCTTCAAGCTCACTAAAAAATCATCAAACACTTTCTCGAGATTGTCGCCTTGCGCTTCAATCCACGCTTCAATGTCTGCACTTTTAAGCAAAGGACGCTCTGTTGCAGTAGCAGCTTGAAGAATGTCTGCGATAACAACCGGATTGAAGTCTTTCAGATACACAACCGCTGATTGCAAGCCCATACCGAAGCTGACGCCATTCCCTTTGATTTCATAGCGCTTGTCCATTTCACGGATAAAGTCAATGCCATAGTGTAAGTCGTATCTCTTGCCGTTGATTTCGATTTGTTTCATGTTCTTTGTATTCTCCTTAAAAATAAAAAGGGGCTAAATGCCCCAAAGTTTGATTAAAGCTCTTGAGTAGTGTCCTTGAATGCGTATTGAACAGCCTTTTGCTGTTCTTCTGTCAAGGTCGCATATCCGTCAACTGGCTTGCCGTCAATCTTCATTTCTGTTGAGATTGTAATCAAGTCTTCAACGTTTGCAGGAAGTTCCCAGCTAGACAGAGAGCCTTGCATATACTTAGCAGGGTATTTGTCAGCTTGCTTAGTTCCAGCAAGGTCAATTTCCCAAACTTCAAGCTTGAAGCCCTCTGTTACTGATTGCTCAAGGAGCTTATTCAGTTCATCACGGCTTGAAACAGCTTCGATTTCAAGAGTTACCTCAAGCCCACCGTCACTGTTTACTGCGCCGTCTTTCGTTTTCTTCGTGTCATTTGAGCGCTCATATTTAAGCTTATGCTCAACTTGGAAAGCCAACTTAGCAGCGGCTTTCTTTTCTCCCAATTTGCGGAACATCAAAATTTTATCTTTTCCGTACATGTATCATTTTCCTTTCTTAGTTAAATCTAAATTTCAAGTCAAGAATGCCATGATATAGCAATTCTTCCGTTGAATTGTCTTTGATAATTTGCGTTGGACTTGATAAGTCCATAGACCATTTAGTGCTTTCAATTTGCCTAATCTTGGAATATTCAGCCATAAGCTTGCCTATCCAGTCAGATACCAGTTTCCTATCGTCTACACGCCCCCACACGTCGACACGAGCCGACACCTCACCGATGAGGTATGATTTAGTCGCTTGTGGGATAATCTGTGTATAAGATACAACCATAAATGGATAAGGCGTGCCGTCCTCTGGCAGATACGGATAAGCAGTCAATCCAAGAGCGTTAGAGCGCTTGATAAGCTCGTCATGCAATTGTTGGTCTGGTTGTTTATTTAACAATGCCTGCCCTCCTTAAATCTGCGATAAACCTCGGCTGCACTACATCAAAAGCCGGCTTCATAAATGGTTGTGCGTTCATCTTGCGTGTACCGACTTCCAAGTAAGCAGCGTAGTCTGTGCCAGCTTCCACCTTTGCTTCGAATCCGCCATCTTGTAACTCAAGAGTGATTTTGCGCTTCGTTGCGCCTGTTGCATAGCCTTTAGTAAAAACAGCATTTCTCTTAGCAGTTCGTTGCAATTCTGCGCCATATTTCTTGACAATAGCTTTGTGTGCTTCCATGTTAGCGGCGGTCTGCAAGGCTTTTTTTAATGGCGCATCGCCGTTGATGCGTAAAGTTCCGTCAAACCCCATTTTTCACCTCACTAACATAAAAAACAGTCATGCCGTTCGTATGTTCTGGCGTTCGTATGATGTTATAAGGTTTTCCGTCAATCAAAAGGCTGCTGATTTTTCCCTTTATGCGTCGTACTCTCACTACCTTAGTGGCTTCTTTTAACTTGTCGCCTAAAAGGTTTTGGAGCTGTGCGCTTACCGGCCCAATATTAGCAGGCACGACCTTTTCAGTCGTTTCACCGCCTACCATTTTCCCCAAATCAGCGTCATATCTTGGTTTTTGCTCGCTTTTAATAACAAGCGTGCATCGTTTGTCAAATCTCATAACATCTTAAACCCCGCTTGAAAACTACCTGCAAAGTTGCGTCTGATGACTGCGTCATAAACCGCAAAGTCGTCTAAGTCAAAGGACATGCTCAAACCCTCTACGCTTTGAGAGGACAAGCCCTCAGAGCCTAGCTTATTAAAGCGTTTAACAACGACCTCTACGATGATGTAACTTAGCTTATCTGGTATATCGTCTTGTTTTGAGTAGGCTTTAAAGTGCGCTTCCGTAAGATTTTGGATAATTAACAAGAGATTATCTTGCAAGTTATCCTCAATTCCTAGCAGAGCCTTTACTTGCTCAATAATCGTCATGTTCTTATCCCTCCAATGCGTCAATCAGGCTCGCTTTATCAAGCCCAGAATAGCCCGTCACGCCGTTTTCTTTGGCAATCCCTCTTAGTTCCTGTACTGTCATATCAGACAGTGTAGAGGGGCTTTCTGCCACCTCTACGACTGGCTCAGGAGCTTTTGGGTGATGCCTACGCAGCAACATACCCATTAAGCACCTCCGAATTTAACGACTTTAGTCGGGTCATACAAATATACACCGTAGTGCTCGTCACCTGTGATGACAGTTGTCTTTTTCAAGATGTCGCGGTCTGTTTCGATAGCAACATCACGCTTGAGGTTGATTACGAATGCGCCATATTTAGCAACATCAGTCGTATCATTTGCGGTTGGTGAAACCTTAACCAAGAAACCTTTTCCTTTTTCAACTTTCTTAGTGCGGACGATTTGCACGCCGTGAGTTTCGCCAAACGTACCAGATACAACTGTATTAGCTCCAATTTCAGAGCCAGACAGCCAGTTTTTGATAGTGTCAGCTCGCAAGTCAATAGCGTCAGCAGGGTTGATAAGAGCGACATAGTTTGCGTCTTCTTCGTCGTCAAATACTGCCAAAGCTTTATCAAGTGCTGCTCCGGTTGTAGGAGCTTCTGTGACAAATTGAGTCGCTTTCTTAGCTTCTTCAATCAAATCATTATCTACTTTGTTAGCCAAAGCAAGAGCGATTTGTTGTGTTGCTTGGCCTACTGGATCGCCATAACCGGACAAGACTGCTTCGTCTGTCAGCTCGATACCTTTACCAGCCTTTTTGATAGTCATAGTAGACTTAGCAGTTGTCAGTTGGTCTGGCTCGATTGCTACGCCCTCAGCAATGTCTTTTGCATCACCAGAGTAAACCCATTTAGGCACTGTGATAGTGCTTCCTGGTTGTCCCACAAGCTCACGTTCCACATAAGCGAGCGGCGTGAATTTAATCATCTTAGGAAGCTTAGCTGATACCATGTCAGCCATTACTTCGGGGTTAATCATCTGTGCAAGTTGTGTTTGTGTCATTTAATTTATCCTTTCAATTGTGCGTATAGCTCCGGATTGCTTTGCAGCAATTCGTTGCGGTCTTTGTATCCCATGCGGTCAAATTGTTCTTTGGTGATTGCTCCTGCAGTCGATTGCTCAACTTTTCGAGGAGTTTTACCTTTCAGCATTTCTTTGACCTTGTTATCTGCTAGTTGGTTGACTAGCTCTGTAAAGCCATTGACAGCTTCCTGTGTGCTCTCTGCGCTATCCTTAACGACAAAGGCAAGGATTTCATCACTGGCAACAATACCGGCTTCTGAGAGCATTTTAGACGCTTCTTTCTCAAGACCGCTGCGATTGATTTTCGCTTCGAGCTCTGCGATGTATGCCGCTTGTTTTTTGGCTTCATACTCTGCTTTTTCGTCGGCGTTCATCTTTCGCAACTTCTCAGCTTCGTCCATTTTGGCTTTGTATTCTTTTTCAGCCGAGCGCTTTGCTTTTGCTTTTTCTTTCTTGACAATATCGTCTAGCTCAGCTTGTGTGAATGTTTTCTCAGCAACTTCGGTCTGCTCCTGATTGCTAGCTTCATCAGTGGTTTCTTCTGTCACTTCGATTACTTCATCTTTGATTTCTTCTGCCACTTTTGGCTACCTCCCTTTTAAGTCCTGAGTGGACTGATGCCTTGGCTTTTTATGTCGTCAAAGTTCGGACAAAAAGAAAACCAGTCGAATTGACTGGTTTGAATTATGCAACTAAGTAGCAGTCTGTTCCTGCCAGTCAAGATGTTGGATCACCTCCTAATCTGTAAAACCTAGCACCGACATTATTTTGCTTTTACCTCCTAATCTAAAAATTTGTCTATTAACTTTCTTAGACTCTCTTCCAAATAAAACCACCATACCTCCAACCTTTTCGCACTCCAACGCTAATAGACCTGGCATCTATGCCGGTTTTTCTTTCTGCTTCTCGTATACTTGGAAACTCCTCAATCAAATTCATATCTAAATCATATTGAGCAACTTTTATCGACCCTTTTTTATTTCTTCTGTGTTTTTCGTCGTTCAAACCCGTTAAATACGCATGATTGTTATTTTCCTTATAGGTTGCCCACTCTAAATTCGAAACATGATTATTCATTTTATTTCCGTCAATGTGATTAACGGTTTCTTTTTTCTCCTGCTTCAAAAAGGCGGAAGCTACCAAACGATGAACATATCTATTGTGATTTTTATTATCTTTGTATAGACAAACCTTTAAATACCCGCTTGTGGACACTGAGGGCTTTTTAGTCTTACCTTTTAGTGTTTGAAAGCAGTCTTTATTTTTGACAACCCTGCTAACACTCCGGACATTTCCATAATTACTAACTTCGTAAAACCCTTTAAATTCTGGGATTTCTTTCCACTTTTCACAAATCATACAATTTTCTCCCTGTGTAACTGCTTTTCGCTCTACTGTCACCTGTTTGACTTTGCGCTCTTTTTAATCAAGCGCTCGTATTCTTTCTCTGGCATAGAGAAACTAGCGGCAGTAGAGCATCTACAAAAGGGTGCATCGGAGCAGCGTTCTCCCCTGGCAACATATCAGCGACTTTAAAGATTTTCCCATCTAACGGCTTGCATATATCACACGCTTTCGGCTCTGCGATAAACTCGTATTCATCGTAACCGTTAGCGATGTATGACTGCCTTTCTGCTTCTGTGGCAATCCTAGCTCCCTCTGTGACAGTCAGTCGCTTAGCTTCATGAGCCGACACATCAAACTCTTTCTTGATTTTCGGTATCATGGTCGTCGGGTTTTTGCCTTTCAGCAAGTAGTCCTCTGTCAATCCTGCGACAATCTGCCTTAAATCATCTTGTCGCTCCCAAACCCTATCAGACCATTTCGCACCCTTAAATGGCGTGTTTAACACCGATTGAGCCGCTTTCTCAATCTCACTTGCAGACAATACCGACTTGCCAAGCAAGCCCGACTGTGTCTTTAGCGTTTCTGTGTATTCCTCGCTCAAAAACCGCTCTGAAAGCTTATGTTCAGAGTTCGCAAGAGCAACCATCTCCAAGTCAAGCTGATATTGCAGCAATTCCAGCCGTGACATCTTCATTTTGAGGTTGTATAGACCAAGCTCAGCATTAGCTCTAGGTGAAAAATCTTTTTCTTCAACATACCGCCTTGCCTTGTCTTCAAAGGCTTTGACATCTAGTGCGTCAACTCTGGCTTTCACCTCGGCTATTGGCAGATTGTTCTTATCTGCATAACGCTGTTCAAAGGCTCTGATTTCCTTTTCTAGCTCTCTGAAATGGTAGTCGTATAATCTAGTCATCTCATCGCTCAAAGTTGTGTCACGGCTTAATCTCGCCCTCTGTTCAGCTTCTATGCGTCGCTTCCAGTAATCACTCGGCATCAGCAATCACTTCCTTGCCATCATCTTGTAAGTCTTTATCTGCAAAGCGTTCATTTTGCGCTATCTTCCTGGACAGCAAGCTAGAGCTTTCTTCTTCATCGTCCATTTTCTCAATCTCTTGCTTTGGATTGTCCACGATTGACAAGACAGATAGTTTGGTTTCGTTCGACACTTGACCGGAAAGCTGTGATACAATCTGCGCTTCTTCCAAGATGTTACGAGGTACGTTGCGTGTGAATTGATACTTAATATCAATCCATCCATCACTCGGCACGGCAGCCATTGGCACACCGAACACGATTTCATATAGACGATTAAATGCTGACTGCATTTTGCGGTCTTTCATTTTGGCTAGATTGTCCATCGCTTGCAGCTTAAACGCTAGAGCAGTACCAGACGCATTACCGAAATCTTCTTCTGACAAGTTAGCAACCATTGAAACGGCAAAGATAGAGTCTTTTAGCAACGTGATTAAGTTTTCTTGCGTCGTGTCCGAGTTTGGTTTTTCCAGAAATCCGACATCTGGCAAAGGGCCATCAGAGCCATTCTTCCACAAGTTAAAGATACGGTTCTCTCTAATCTGCGTTGCCATATCCTCTTTCAGCTCAACACCAACTATTTTAAGATAAGCGTCTGCAAAGTAGTCTACATCATTGGCTTTCTCGCTCGCAGCCTTGTTTAATGCGTTGATTAGCGTCTTAACACTATCAAAGATGCCTTGTCGCTCCTCATTTTCGATTAGTTCAACGACTGGCAAAGCGCCGTAGACATGATTGTTACGTTCGACAAATCGGACACCGCCGTCAAGTTGAAATGTCGCTTCGATTACTTCGTTAGCAGTGATGACTTGCCCGTAACCTGTTGGATCGTTGTCATTAAACGCATATCTAACCGCAAACAAAGGCTTTTCCTCAATACTGTTGTCATGCACGATAAACATATTGATTGGGCTGTTGTATGTCGTTCTCGTGTTGCCCGCTTCATCTTGATAGACATACAAAAACGCATGACCGAATACATCGGCAAGCTTAGCAAGCTCAAACTCGCTATCTTCCATGTCGTTTAACTTACGGAAATCACTGATAAACTCTGCCACGTTATCGTCATCATGTGTTACCTTGGCTGGCACACCGATTTGATAGCCACTAAAGGTGTCAACGATATACTTTGCGTAGTTAATGACTAAGCGATTGTCTGGCTTCCAAGGCTCTTTTTCTCCACCTTTCAAAATCTTGTGTTTAGACATATACATATCTTCATTTTCGACATAACCTTTCAGCAAGTGCGCTCGATGCAGTTTCACCGCTTCTGATACCAAGTCTGGCGTCACTTCGTTTTCTGTTGTTGTCAATAACTTTCGTTTGTTTAAATGGACTTTCGCCATTAAAATCCTCCCTTGAATACTTTAATCTTGTTGCCCATATCTGCGACTTTGGAATATATCGCATAACGGATACTATCCAGTACGTCGTCATGTTCCTTGAACGGCTCTCCCGTTCTCTCATTCCAGATATACTGATAGATCTCATCTTTGAAATTGTTTACTTTGTCTTTTGAAACATAAAAAAGCCCTAGTTTCATGCGCTTGGCCACTTCTTCTATACCAGACAAGACAGATTTGTTTGCATTTCTGCAGTCGATATCCTCACGCTGAAACCTTGCAACGTGTTCCGGTCGTGCGCTATCAGCCCAAAACGGAATATTGCCATATCTTGATTTTATATCAAGCGCTATCTGCACCCAGAAATCAATCTCCTTATGCTGATACGAATGTTCTTCTAACAGATATGTCCTGCCGTCCGATGTTTCGCCTAGCACGACGATAGAGCCTAAGTGTTCATATCCCCAGTCAACGCCTGCATAATAGCTTGTAATCTCGCTTGTAGGCACTTCCTCGCTAGTAAGATACATCTTATCGTTAAAGTCACGATAAACAACGCCCTCGCCAGTTACCCAAAGACCGAGAATGTCACGGTCATAGAACACACCGGCCGGCGTTGCTTGCTTGATGTTTCTGCGGTATCGTTCTGATAAGAAAGTGTTATCATCTAGCTCAAAGTGAAAGTCGATAATCATATCATCATCAGACGCTATATAGTCCTTTCTAAGCCAGTGCGTAGGAATATCTGGGTTACTATCCCAAACCACCCTTGCACCCTCACCAGAACAGCGAGAAATGATTTCTTTGAAGACTGTTTCGTTTGCTAGCGACGCTTCGTTGACATACGCACCAAAAGCCGTGAAACCTCTAGCACGTTGAAGACCACTGATAGAGCCAGTATAGACTTGCACCACCTTAACACCTTGAAAGACGAAAGCTCCGTGCTTGTCATACTTTGGAGTGAAGCCGTATTTATTGAAAAGCTCTTGCAGCACGTTGTTTTGAATAGATGTTGAAGAAGTACCTGCTAAGATATAGATAGGTTCGTCAATGCCTAGTTTATCCGCTATCTTTCGCACTCTGACAAGTTCACCAATAAATGTGTCATTGTTGACTACTGTCTTTCCGGCACGTTTAGCACCATGTAAACCGCAAATAAACCAGTCTTTCGACCAGATACGCTTCAGGACTTCTTGTTGCTTCGGAGTGTATAGGGCGTCTAATTTAGCCATCTAAGGCCTCCTGTACCGCTTCTATATAGCTTGATAGCTTTTCATCAATGGTTAGATCGCCACCGATTTGCGCTTTCAGTTTTTCGATTTCAAGTTCCATCTTCTCGGCTTGCTTAGCAGTCGGATAGCGTTTCAAGATTTCTTGTATCGCCTTGATAACTGTTGCATTGTCGGCTTTCTTCGTCACTCTATCAACTTCACCAGTAACAGGGTTCATCATCAAGACTTCTTCATCACGTTTCCCCCTTGCGATATCCGAAAGGATACTCAAAGCTTCCCTAGCACTCATGATGTTATGTTCTTGCAATTCAACCATTCTAGCGTCAATATAAGCCTTGATTTCAAGTTTTTTCAAGTTCTGTCCGGCTATGCGCCCTGCAGTCTTTTCGCTGTATCCAGCCTTTATAGCAGCCTGTGTCGCATTGCCAGTAGCGATGTACTCGTCTGCGAACTTCTGTTGTCTTACGTTTAACTTGCTGATTTTCCATCACCTTTTTATGTTAAGAAAAAAAAAAAAACCCTTCTTTTTGGGCGGTCGAAACTATAAAAGCCGTGCAGGACTCGAACCTGCGCTCTCGCAGCACCTTGCTACGACTTCCAAAAATAATTATTAGGAGTTTAATAAAATAGAAAAAGTTTCAGTCGACAGACCGTTGCTAATCTGCCTAAAGACGATACCGGACTCGAACCGGTCGACTTCCTAAATCGTCTATAAACCCTGCCGGCCACAAGCAGGAAAATTCAGAAAGGTAAAAAATTGAAAACATATTTTAAAGGAGATTATAACATCGCTCGTTTAGTCAACGTCCGCGCTTTTGGTGTGGCCTTATGAGCCAACAGCCTTTGACAACTGCTGGCCCAGAATCATAGGAGTAATGTATGGAAAAAGTTGAAAAATCCATCTGTCAATTTCTTGACACTACTATCGTATCATTATCAAAAGCTAGTTTTTACCGCATTTTTACCGCATTTTTACCGCATTTTTACCGCTTTTCACAAACAAGAGCAGAGTTGCGATATTGTTCGGCGAAAGCTAGCAAAGCACAATCTAAAAGCTCTTGATAGCGTGTCTTTTCTATACCGAGTTCCGAATAGATGACATAAGCTGGCTCTGGCAAAGTCTTTAGAAAGCGAGAATACAGTATAAAGCGATAAGTTGGATTGTATAACCTTGATACTGCTTGCTCTATTTCTTCTAATTCTGCCATTGCATCTACTCTGCGGATCGCCAAGTTTTCAACCGGTCTGCTCGGGCCGTTGTTTGCTCTCGTTTCAAAAGTGAATTCTTGCGTGACTTTCTGCAGAGCTTCGTCGCACGCTATCTCTCGCCATCTTGGATATTCTCCTAGCTTCTTCTTTGCTCTGCGGATAGTTACTTTTTCGTTAATTTCTGGCAGTAAAGGAACTTCGCCCATCCTATCCACTCTCTCACCTCCTTTTCAAATCCCAAAAGACCTCTCTAAATACATTTCACGCTTCAATCTGCGTCTTAGCTTACGTTGTCGTTCCGCTTCACTGTCGCTCGTCGCCCCCCCCACCCCGATTTTTGAATTGTCATCGATGTAATCTTGTGCGACTTTTAGCCATCGCTTATCAACCGTCTTGCAGTCCATTTTTTCACGCAAGCAAGTGATAAGGAACTCTTTATCAAACAAGCTGTCTAGCTTTATCATCAGTCGAACTGGTGGAAAGCGCCCTGCTCTTTCGTCGCTGTTAAGTCTAGTTCTGTCGGAATTTAGCTTTGCACCCTCAAACCCTAACTGTGCCATCATTTCTTTCTTTGTGCCAAAAGTTTCTGTTTTCTCAGCTAAGATTCTGTAAAACTTTTGGACATTGGTTTCAGTCATCTCAAACCTCTTCGACTTTCCAACCAAGAATATCTGCCACTTTCTGCGCTTCTTCCTTGGTATCAAATTTCTTAACGTAAGTCATCGTGCCTGGTTGTTCGTCGGCTAATATGACAATTTCAATGTCTTCTTGATATTTTTGGAAATACAAATGATTGCCATCTGTAACAACATATTCATATGATTTTTCTTTCATTTCTCTTCTCCTATGCTTTCACAACTGGGAAATGAATATCACCAATCACTAGGGACCCTACGCTGTAATAATATCCGTTATGTTCTGCCTCACAGTTGGCAATAGCTACAGGGTTCTGATTGTGGAAGATAGTTACTTTGTTTTTATAACCCGTTCCCCAATGGTCAGGGATTTCTTTAGGTTCCCCAATTTCAACATCAGTAATCATAGCATCAAGTGATACATCTTGGAACTCCCCACCTGCTGAGGCACAGCAATCACTTTCAGACATTTCAATAGTGATCTTTGTGCCATCTTCAAGTATCAGAAAGTCTTTATCCCATTTCACGATACGCTTGTAGAGTAACAATTCTTTAAGTTCTTCCAGTGAGCCGTATCTTGCATTTTTCCAATCAGGCTCAAAGTAGTTTGGTAGTTTAATAGTTTCTGTCATCTTCCAGCTCCTTTATCTCCTTTTGCAATTCCTTGATGTGTCCTCTTAATCGTTCTCTGCGAAGACCTGCGTTGCGATAACCTAACTTGCGATTGCAGAAGTTATCTTCTTCTTTGTTATCCAAGCGCTTTTGATACACTTCCAAAGAATGCCTAAGCTGTTTCAATCTCTCCTCTTTAGTCATTCTAATTCCTCTATTTCTACCTCAATACGAGGGTTCAGGCTGTAAAACTTTCCAACATTATGTAGGGCTATCTGGCCGTCGTCTTTATATGCTATATCTGTCATACTGTCATATAAAGCTTTTTCGTAGTTATCAAGGTCAGGTTTCTTTCCCACTGGCATAGTTTCATCTAGCAGTGCCTGTCTGTTTTTTTTTACTTTTTTGATATATTCTGGCGGGTCTATCAAGAATCGTATAGCTGCTTTTAAAGGCCCTTTTAGTTGTTCTTTCCTTCCCCAGGCCGCTTTTACAAGATAGCTGCACAATTTCCGCCACGCTTTCATTTCCTTTGTGTCGTAAGCTTTCCCAAATTTTGTGAATCTCGGTCTGCTCTGTGGTTTCTGTTCAATGTTTAGTGTTAATTTCATCCCAACTTCCTCGCTATCGCTTCGATCACATTAACCGTCACGCTATTACCAGCTTGCTTGTATAATTGGCTATTACTATTCACCTCTTGCGCTCTATCAAAAGCCCAATCAGGGAAACCTTGCAGTCTCCAACATTCACGAGGTGTCAGCTTGCGAATGCGAAAATCTGGTGCGACTACTCCTTGGCTTTCTCCCGTCAAAAGAGTGTTCGCTTGTCCTTTTCCAACTCGTCCTCTGCGTGTTTTAGAGTTCGGATGTGCCAAGTTCACGCTGTCGCCAATTTCTGCTTCTGCATATCCTTGAGCGGTTGCTTCACGGACTTTAATTTTCGGCTCTCTATTCCCACCTTGCATAGTATCCAGCGTTGGAGCGATTCCTTTCGTATCAACCACACGCCAAATATTTTCATACTTTAGCTGTTCACGGATTTTCTTAGAGTCATTAATCTGTATTATATTGTTTCCGTTAATTTCTTCACTATTTCCTCCGAAAGGAAATACTCCTCTGGTACGTTTTCCTCTAAGATGTCCGATAATGAACACACGTTCCCGATTTTGGGGGACTCCAAAGTTTTTGCTGTTAAGCACTTGCCATTCAGCGTCATACCCCAGCTCATCCAAGGTTGCGATGATGGTCTCGAACGTATTCCCCCCATCATGGTTGAGGAGTCCTTTGACATTCTCAAGGAATAGCAAGCGAGGTCTGAGAATAGATGCGAACCGTGCGATTTCAAAAAACAAAGTTCCTCGAGTATCTTCAAATCCTTGCCGCTTTCCCGCAATGCTGAAAGCCTGGCACGGAAATCCTCCGCAGATAACGTCAACCCGTCCGATTCCTCGAATAGTTTCGTCTGATACTGCTGTGATGTCATGCAGTTCAATTTCTCCTTTCGTATCGTGTATAGCTTTGTAGGACTCACGAGCGAATTTGTCTATTTCGCAAAATCCCACACATTCATGGCCTGCGGCTTCCATGCCAAGACGAAAACCGCCAATGCCCGCAAATAAGTCTAAAAATTTCATAATCTAATCAAAATCCACCAGCCAATGGATATGTTGTGAGCAAATGGCATGGCTGGTGAAATCCTTTACGTCATCCGTCCAAGTCTGACGCTTAATTCTAGTTCGCTTTTTACGTGGTTCACGGCACGTTGTTTTGTTTATTTTTCAGTTTCTTTGTAAATAACCATAGCTGCACACCGTTCTTCAAAGCCGTACTTTGTTTCAGCTATAGCATTTTGGAATTTAATATCAATCAGTTCAACCTCGGGATTTTTCCTGAAAAAGTGATTTATATCCCATTCCAAGCCATTGATAGCATTTTCTCTAAATACTTTTACTTGGATCATGCTTTCTTCATCCCCTCAACTGTTTCAAATTCGATATCATGAGTATCTAGCCACTCTTTAAACGCATTTGCTTGCTCTAAATCTAGCCAGAACTTGATAGTCGTCACATACTTAGCCGTATTGCCGTCTGTTTTCGCCTGTTCTGCATTTTTTTCTTGTCCGAGGGTGTTTGCACCGCCCTCGATTATCTCGCCCGTGTCAGCGTCGTATGCCTTAATATGAGCTTGCGCATTTTCTTGAGCTAATCGCTCAATTTCTGCTTTGCGTTCTTCTTCGGCTTTTGCTTTAGCTTCCTGTTGCTCTTTAAAGAGTTTTGCCGACTCAATGTCCTTGTTAATACTGTTTAGCACTTCTGCAAGCGTCAGTCCGCTTTCGTAGGCTCTGATGTATGTTGCAGGCCCTAGACCATTGTTAGCACATTGAGCACTGATAGCTGCAATGTCTTGGTCTTTCTGATTTTGCTTATTTAATTCATCCATAACGATTGCTTCAAGCTCTGTTTCTGTTTTCTTCAAGAGCGTAAAGCTATCTTTCTTGAATTGTGTAGCTTTCGTGTACTCGTCCAAGTATTGCTCAAAAACTTCTGGATTGAGATTGCCCTCTGCCGCTTTTTCTGCAAACCACTTGCGGACTGTGTCTTTTCGTAGTGTTTTTTGGTTTTCTTCGTATCCGTCAATTTGACGCTTGAGTTCGTCAATCAAGCCTTTTAGTTTGCTGTAAGGCGCTTTGTACGCTTTTTCAAATTCAGCATAAGGTTCATTGATTGCCCCTTTAATTTCTTTGCGTCGGTCTTCTAGGCTTTTACTCAACTTGTTCAAGTCTGTTCGTGCTTGCTTGACTTCTTCAATCGAGTTGACTTCAAGGTCAAATGTTCCATATCGAGCAATAGCTTGCTCAATTCCTTCTTCAAAGGCCGCAAAGTCGCTAAATGCGACCTTGGCCGGCTCGAAAGTAATTTCAATATTGTCTAGTTGGTTGATTTTTTCTGCTTCTTTCATTCTTCACTCCTCGTTTTAGATAAAAGGCAATTCGATTTGTTCTGCTTCTGCCTCTGTTCTAGCTTCCGCTTCTTCAAAAGCTTTTTGCAATTCGGCTTCACGGTTGCGTTCTTCTTCCTCTCGCTTCATTTGCTCGATTTCTTGCATTTTACGTGCTCGGACTTCTTCTTGTGTTTCTTGCGGTGTCACATCGATAGGCGCTGCTTGTTCCATTTCATCACTAGTGTATAGACCGCCGACGTTTTCGCTAAATGCTTCACGAAAAGCTGATACGATGGCTACTTTACGGATCATCAGTCCGGGAGCTTTAGCCCACATAGATTTTCCTGTGTTGTATGCGACAAGGTCTGCGTCTGCAGAGATAGGCCGTGACCGGTCTTTGCGATACACCTTGCACCAACCGCCTAGCAGAGTAGCTGATTTTGGCTTGATTGTTCCCTCAATCTGCTTGATTTCACCGTCTGGTGTTTCGATCACAATCCCAGCTTCAAAGCCGTCAAATTGCACATTTTCCTCTGCTCGCTTCATAAAAGCGTCTTTAGATACTACAATCTGCGCAGGATTGTTCCCGTACTTGATAAAGTAAACCTCTTTCGTGAATGGATTGAGATTGCGATTTTTTACGATAGCAAGTAAAGTCTGCAATTCCTGCGGACTTGCTTGATGTTTTGGGTCGACAAAGTTTCGCAAAGTTTTTCCGTCGAGTTGCTGAAGGTCGGTCAAATAGCCGCCCTTTTGTGTTGAAATTTCGTTTGTCATGTTATTACTCCTTTATTCTACGTTTGTAGTTTTTGTTTATATTTTCGCTTCTAAGCTGTTTTATTGTTTTGGTGGCAAATTATACTCTTAATAGTTTAAAATCGATTGTGCGCCATTCTGTGGCTTTCTAGGCATATATACGCTATAAGTCATCTCCGATATATAGCCATTGGCCGCCTGAGAAGATAAAACATTCTTCTTTTGGCTCTGGTTGCTCTGGTTCTGTCGTTAACCAACGGTCATAGTCAAATGGTTCAATCATCGCCAACCTCGCTATACTTCATCCAAAGTCGCCAAAGTTCTTTGACAAATTTCACTGCGTCATGTCGTTTGTACCAACGCAACTTGTTTCGTTCGTTTGGCGTGACATGATATAGCAACGCTGTTTCAAGTTCTGGTATTGTCATAGCCCTACCTCCCAAGTAAATACTCCGCCCGCATTGTGTAGGCTTTCCATTTCTCGCAGCTTCCAATAGCAGACATCACCGCTAACTTTCATCAGTCTGTTTACGAGCATGTCTGATAGTTCGTAGTATTTGTCACTAAATACTGCTACCATTTCAAAATTGCTCATTTCTGGTTTTAGTACGCTTTTCTTTTTTCTCATATCCTCCTCCTGCTTTGCGTGTCATTTTTAAATTTAAAAACATTATTCTTTCCGGCTAGTATGCGATCTAGCAAGCTAGGCTCATACAGCTTTTTTAGTTGCTCGCCGGCGTAATTCGTTGTAATAATCGTGTTCGTTCTTCCCTCTAGCAGTCTATATAGTGCTGACTGCGCCCAACTGCTGCCCTCTTTGATAGAGTTTCCGACATTCGACTCTTTCCCAAGGTCATCCAGCACCAAGAAATCAACATCTTGAAGAAATTTGATAGTGGATTTTTCTTCCCAGCGTGCATCTTTGAGATTAAAGGCTTCTTTCATGCGAGTAAATAACTCTGAAACTGGCATATAAACTACTGACTTTTTATCTCCGCATTTTTGGAATCCCTCATTGAGTGACTTAGCCATTCCAAGCGCTAAGTGACTTTTACCAACACCTGGAGGCCCTTGTAAAACTACGTTGCCCTCATAGCGCCCTTTGAAATAATCTGTCGCAAAGCGTTTTACGAAGTTGACTGCTTCTGCATCCTGTTCTGTGTGGATTTCGTAATTTCCAATAGTCGCATTGGCTATCTTGGGAGATACAATTGACTCTCTTTCAAAGACTGCATAGCTTTTGAAATTTCTGATTTGCGCTTCTGCTTCTGCCCCTGCTTTGGCAATATCCCTGTTAATCAGTTCTTGTCCGCATTCCGGACAGAACTCAAATGTATTTTGAGTGCATGGGTTTTTAGTCCGTATCATCAAAACTGTTGGGTGCTTCTGGCATCGCTTATCAATGGCATGTGTGTTGGCGTAGTAGGCTGCCCGTAGGTCTTTAATGCTTCTAATTTCTTCTGTCATACTAAATACCTAGCTTTGGATCGTAGCCGTCATCTAGCATAGTGACTTTGCCAGACTTTCCACGAGGTTTTACACGATTGCGGACAAGCTCTGCTGTTGTCAGTCCATCATTCTTCCAGCGATTAAGGATGCCATTCAGATAAGCAAAGTATGGCTTTCCATTGTCTACGGCTTCCTTGACTGCTAAGCGCAAGACTTCCATTTTGTGTTCTTCAACCAAGTAGCGCATTTCATCAACTTGTAAAGGAGACGGCTGTTTCCCAAAGTTTTCTAAGATTAGTTGATTAAATTCCCCTAACGGAGTGGCGGTGGTGGGCGAAGCTGGCTTGTCTTTTTTAGCCTTACTAAATAAAGTGTTTCCCCCC